GCCTGTGCATTACACCTATCACATCTATCGTTTAATGTCAATAGATATTCGTTTACGTCTGGAGTTGTTTTAGTCATTAACATAATTATACCTTTGTTTAGTAGTTATACCAATTTTAGCACATACCTTGAACTTTGTCTAGTATGTTATTTTTTTCTTTTATCTGTTGAGTAAAAACCATCACCGTTAAAAACACTAGCGACTGAATCATATTTTCGAACCAGGGATATGTTGCATTTTTCACAATCATACCCTGGATCGTTTTCCCTAATTGAGCGAACTTTTACGTATTCTGTTTGACATTTTTTACATATATATTCATAGATGGGCATTAGGCCACCTTTTTACCAAACCTTGACCAGGCTCTTTCATGTAAGAAAAATCCAAGCATTTCACATGCTGTATAGATTATTGCAAAAGATCCAGCATATTCCCAATGTGCTTCACCAGTAATTGCCTTTTCAAAAAAATACACCAACGTACCAACAAAACCTATGTGTACGATTGGCCAACTAACTGTCTTATATAAACTTTTTTTCTTTGAATCTTGTGTCATATATCTCCTTAATATATTATATCACAAAAAAATGCTAATTACCTATTATACTTTTTCTTATTTCCCAATAACTTTCTATCATATCTATCTCTTCATAAAAATCTATAATGCTTCTTGTATATTCCAAAAAGGTAAAATATTTGTTTCTACCAAGTATCATTATTTTTTTAACTTCTTTTGTCATATCGTCATCATCAAGAACCCATATCCTAGTCCAATGGTTTGGATTGTTGCGATCAGTACCAACAAACTTCCACCATCTTTCATCATATGGAAATGAATACTTAATATCGTTACCAGCATAATGAACGATAGCATCAGCATATGGTGCAACCACATCATAGTCTTGACAATATACTGCTATAGATTGCTCTGGTTCTTCAAAAGGAAATCTGTGATATGAAGGAAATTCTATTGCTTTAATGTCAGAACATTTTGCAAAAATAAAATTACAAGAAATATAATAATTTTTAAAATATTTATCATTAACCTTATCTTTATCTAGTGCTACGTCAAACTCAACTACCTCTCCATGTAAATCTAATTCATTAAAAGTTCCATCTACAACCCACCTTGTTTTCCAATTACGTTTACCTTGAACTTTGGCTGTAGCCTGTCTAGATATAATTCTTTTTTCATTATTTTTTGTTAACTCTTCTATGTCATCCATTAGAGTAGTATCCCAGTTAAGTTCAAAATCTGCGTGGGCATCTATACCTAAAAAGTACTGCTCATCCTCTATTAGACCCCTTATAGCCTCTCTAATGCCTACTATGCCTGGCTTTCCATCTGCTATGTCTTGATCTCTAACTATCCTTACATTGTTAAACATTGATAGATCTGGCTCTTCTTTATAGTTTAAACCAAGTCCAAATACAATATTTTCAGGGTAGTATGCAGTGTCTAAAATATGATTCATAGTATCTACCAAATGCACATCTTCCCATGCTGGTATAGATACAAATATTTTTTTATTCATCTTATTATCCTTGCTCCGTATGTTTGTTCCCAATTAATTATATCACTCTCGTCATTAAGCAATGGTTGACCCTTAATATTTAAACTGGTATTAAGCAAAACTGGTACCTTTGATATTTTGTACCATCTGGATAACAGGTCGTATAGTCCAGGATGCTGATCTTTATTTACAGTCTGAACCCTAGAGGTACCATCTTTATGAACAACGGACGGTATCAAATCTGGCTTTAAACACTTAACTGCATACTGCATATAAGGACTTGTAAAATTCATATCAAACCATTTACTTGCATGCTCTTCCATCACAACTGGTGCAAAGGGTCTAAAGAGTTCACGCTTTTTAATATTATTAACCTTATCTTTAATGTTTGGATCTCTAGGGTCTGCCAATATACTTCTATTACCTAATGCTCTTGGTCCATATTCTGCTCTTCCACTTGCTATCGCCGCAATTCCACCATTCACTATTTCATTTAATGCTGAATCTACTGGATATTTATCTCCTAAATCATAACCAAGAAACGGTGTCTTAAAGTCAACATGCTTTCCATACAAGGCTGCCGCAGCACCCAAAGAACTTCCAGCATCTCCAGGGTTTGGCATAATCCATATATCATCAAATATATTCCACAACAATGTATTAGCAGAACAATTAAGAGCACACCCACCCATAAAAACTAATTTATTTTTCTTAGTTAATCTTTTTGCCATATACATAAAATCTATTAACTTTATTTGATAAACTTCTTGTACTGCTGCGGCAATATCAAACCTATCTTGCTCAGTTATTTCTGATCCCCAATCAAAAATTCCTTTATGAAAATTATATTTTTGATATCCAATTGATGGAAAGTATTCTAAAACCTTTTTAAGATATTTTTGTTTATCTCCATAGGCAGCCATGCCCATCATTATGTACTCTTCTTGGTTTGGTATCAGACCAATAAGTTGAGTAAACGCAGAATAAAATAAACCAAAACTAAAGGGATAATTATCTTTGTACATTAACTTAATATCATTTCCTTCTCCAGCCCAAATGGTAGAGGTATTAAATTCTCCAATTGAATCAAGTACTACTATCACTGCATCGTCAAACTTGCTAGTATAGTACCCTGCTGCTGCATGCGAGTAGTGATGTTTAAAATTAGTTCTTGGTATTGCATTAAGATAAGTATGTTCAAACCAAGGCTTACCGCCACCAAAACCACCACAAGTTTTAACTCTTAGTTTTTTTAAAAATGGATTTTCATAGTAGGCTATTTGATCTGGAATCCCATACTCCAATGCATTATCTATTAAACCCTTGTTGGTAAACCAATCATTTTTAACTTTGCTATATCTTTCTGCGTGTCCAGAAAATAACACCTTATCATCTTTAATTAAAGATATAGAAGCATCATGTGTTGTTTCATTAATTCCCATTATCAACATTTATAGCCTCCTGTAACTGAAACTCAGCCTCTTTAAACCAAGCATAATGAACTGCTTCGCTTGGATGGGTACCGTCATTTCCTATGATTGTCATGTTTTTTTCTTTATTTTGTATAAACCAAAATACATTTTTTGAAAATCGTTCTTTATCTACATCATAATAACTATCAAATGATTCTTTCATTGTTTTATTCATATATGTTTCAAACTTTTGTAGATCAACATTTATAAAATCAGTTATTCCAGGAATTGGATCAGACCAACTAGTAGAAAAAATTTTAGCATTATTAGTTTTACAGATATCTTCCAAAATACTATACAGATTAAAAACAAAAATATCTAATATTTCTCCATTTTTAATATCGTCCATTGATTTGTGACTAGTATTGAACTTATGCCAATCCCTTCCCCAATTTGGAAAAAGAATAAAAATAAAATCTGGACAACCATATTTAGCAATATACTTTAACACGTTTATCATTATTTCTATTGAAGAGAATCCAGAACAGCCAATATTAAAATAACCAGAACATTCATTATCCTTGTTCATTTTATTATAAAGTTTGTATGACCAACTTTTTTTAATATCATTTACACCACACCCAACAGTAATTGAGCATCCAGCAAACAGTATGTTTGTTTTTCTAGGATCTACTGTTTTTAGTTTGTCTGAAATATAATTATTATGATCTTTTTTATTTAAATTCGAATCAAGAAATGGTCCAATTATATCTTTATTCTTGTGTAACAAGTATTTAAAATGTTGAGGTCTTGTTGTTTTATCATTATCCATGATATCTTTATAATTCATATTAATATATAAAATCTCTTTTTTTAAAATGTTTTTTATTTTTTCTTAACCAAAAATAAAACTTAATTTTATATATTATTTGTTTCATTCTTGACCAGTAGAGTTTCTAATCATGTGAGATGGCACATTATGAAACCAAGTTGGTAATGCATATCTTGGTCCTTTTAAAACAGAATCAACTTCGTGAACATATAAAAAGTTGGATGGAAAAAACACAATGCTACCTGCTGATGGCTTAATGGTTACATTTGATTGTTTAAAGGTTATCTCTCCGCCAACGTAATCATCATTAAGGTATAACAATACAGATAAAACTCTGGTACTCACCCCCTGGTCTTGATGTGGTGGTAGATATCCAGACTTATCATATCTTAATAAACTAGTTGCGTGTTCTTTTGCTTTAACATTTTTTTGTGCAAATGGATATAACTTTGTTGAATAGTGCAATAGTGCTTCATCAATTGATCCATGTATTCTAGAAGATATGTTTCTTTGTTCATCTTTAAAAGCATCATCTTCTGATATCTGTTCCATAGTTGGAATAAATTTTTGCCAACAAAATATTTCGTTTGTTCCAGCACTATCATTAATCCAAGGAGACCACGGTTGAACAACTGTTCTTTGTTTAATATCTGGGGAACTATTTAAAAACCTTTCTTCTAAGTCTTCTATGTTTCTTATAATCTGATCAGTATTTTTTACAATATTTTTATAATATACCAAACCTAAATCTAATACTTCATGATCTATTGAAGTCACGCTCTGCAGCCTCTCTTTCTAATGGATACTGTACGGCTTGCCAAGTTGGATTCTTATCTTCCCCCAAGAAATCTGGATCTGCATGTTCTGGAAGTGATGTGTGCATATATAGTGCAGTGTATCTATGACCTTCAGTTACTTCAGTAATACCGTGAATATATTCTGTACCAGAACTTGGAAAGAATACTGCAGAATATTTTTTAGGCTGGTATACAAAATCTTGATTAGGAAAAAATATTTTACCACCCTGGTATTCTGGAGTTTCATTTAAATAAATTATTGTACTAAATTCTATAAATGGTTCTGGTCCTTGTGCATCTAAGTGTAGTCCACCTCTTGTACCTTTTGTCCAATGTGATCCAAAACCTTTAAACACATATATTGGATTAAGGAACCCATTATAGGATCTGTGTATTTCGTTAGACTTATTGCCATACTTAATCATAATATCCATGACCGTTTTATTGTATGGTAATGATGTGCCACCATATCTTTTACTATAGTATTCTGGATACGGATTAACTTCTGATGGGTTGTGTTGTTCCCTTATTAGGGTATCTGCGTCTTCCTTGGTTATGAAATTATCCACTACCGCGATTCTATGCATACTGTTCCTGTCTTTTCTCTATTATATCATTAATCAATATAATTTATTTTGGTCATAAATCTTTTAGAGTCTATACCGTCAAACTCTGAATCTGTTGGGTTATAAAAAACATCGTTAATTTCAAAGGGCAGGGGGTGTGTTTTTTCTATATCCAAGCCATTGATGTTATAAAAATCTGAAATAGGAGACATGAGGGGAAGACCTATATCTATATAATCATTTTTTTCATTTTTAATTAACTTAATCATTTGATTGTAATTGTGATATTTAGAAAAAACTGTATAAAGCGTTTCAAGGTTATTCAGCCCTTCCTTTTTATAAAAATTATCTGGACAACAGAATACTTTTATATTATTAGCGTGATACATTAAAGACAGGACTTCTTCCTCTCCATAGTATTTTAAATATGAGGGGTATCCAATGTTGCGTAACGTTTCGGTATGTCCAAATATAAGATCTCTGCCAACAAACTTACTACTAGTAAACTTATCCACTACCTCTTCTTCTTTTTTAAAATAAAATATTCCATCTTGTTTTAATTTATTTTTATTTTTAATAGATATTATCGACCCAGAGTTTGGCAAAGCATTAATAAGTTCTTCATCCCAATTATCTTTTAAAAATATATTATCAGACATAAACATAGTATATGTAAACTTAGACTGTTCTAATAATTGATTTTTGTAAAAACATGGGCCAAGAATACTATCCCAAAGTATATGCTGATAACCACAATTCTCTATCTTATCAAAATAATCTTGCCTTGTAAGGGTATGTTGATCAAAGATATGTAAATATATTGCATTTTTTTTAGATGACTTTTCTAATAAATTTTCTACAACTTCCTTTAACATTTTATTTTTATATGAATATATTACTACATCAATTGGATTTGGAAGATCAGTCTTGCTCATCTTGATTTTCTTTTCCCTTAATGCCAAATATTTTTTTACGCCATGCTGTTTTTTTATAATACCCATACAACATTGACCTTCTATTCTCTGCCTTAAACTCATGATCATCTATTTTTTTTATACTTGCATCTACCTCTAATTCCCAGTTATCTCTTTTAAATGGCAAGATTTGAAATATTGGAGTTCCCTTTTTTATTATTCCTTGAAAACCTTTCTTTAAAAAGAAAGCCGTAAATACTGGTAAGCCCCAAATATCAGATTCAACAATACCAGACATAGTATAAAATGGTAAATCATGTCTATTCATAGGATGAGTAATTAAAACAGAATAGCCTGGAGGTGTTTCGTAATACCAGTTCATTCTCCATCCATAATGTATTGGATGACAGTTATCTGGTACTGGCAAATCAATTGTTGGTCTTTTGTCAACAATCATAACTTCACTATCCCAAGATAATTTTGGTTTTCCATTTTTGTCTAACTCTACCAATAGATCATGTTCTAATAAATAAAAATATCCAGCAGTTAAAGAATCAAGAAAAGGCATACACATTTTTGTTGCAACTCTAGCACCATCTCCACCAATGTTATTAACTGGATTTAAAAACTTGTCATCATTCCACACTTCATGTCTGGCTAAACTTTTGTACCACTCTGGAACATGTTTAATTGCAGGCTCTGGAGGTGTGTACAAACCTTCATAGTTAGTTCCACCACCTGGTGTAAAAGATATTTTTAGCGGTTCGTTCATTACTTATATTCTTTTTTTTGTCTAAACTTTTCTTTATAAGAATTTCTAAAACTACTTCTAACCATTAGTCTTTGTTTTTCTATCTCATCTTTACCGATTGAGTATGCCACACACTCTGATTCCCATGATTCTCTTTTGACTGGTATGGCCTGGATCAATGGCGTACCCTGCTTTATAATACCCTTAAAATCTTTTTTAATATACATAGAAAAGTGTCCATCTGATGCAAACCTATCTGTATCAACAAATGCTTCAAACGCTTTAAATGGAACTGCATCTTGATGAAATGGATGAGTAAATATAGTACTATATCCTTTTGGTGTCATGATAGACCAAAATGGTAAAATTCTAAAAATTTGTTTATGATACACGTTATCGTCAACAGGATAATTAGATATTTGTTCTGCTGTGTGTGTTGCAACCATGTCATTACCAACAAATTTAAGTTCATTAGGAACACTCCATGTTATTTTTTCTGGGTTGGTAGCATCTACGTACACGTCCATAGGAAACTTAATAATGTATCCAGCAGTCATTAAATCAAAAATTGGCATACATCTTTTTATGGTTCCGCTACTACCACCTTTAGAAATAAAATCTTTATATTCATCACCTATAAAACCTGGTTGTTGTCTATACCACTCTGGAATAAATTTTGATGCTGGTTCTGGTTGTGGTGCAAACATTGCTGTCTTATCGTTAAAAGGATAAAACTGAACTTTATTCATACATCTTCCTTACTCTCTCTATCATTATATCACTTGCTTGAAATCTAAGGTTATACATTGGGGCATACCTTGGTATTTTACCAAATTCATTGTCAACCATATGGTTGCCTTTATCTTTAAAATGAAAGTATACAAAGTCAGTCTCAATCATTGTTGTACCTTTAGGTATTTTTTTAAAATTCATAACTTTTGGATATATAACAAAAGGAGAATCCTCTGGCTGCTCTATAAAAGCCTTAATTTCTTCATCAATAAGCCATGGCATATAAAATCTAAAAACATCAGTAAAACAATCTTTGGGCAACTCAGGAGGCTCTTGATCTGATAAGTAGTACTGTCTAATCCATGGTCTATCTAAACTATACAAACCATCTTCCTTTTGAAGTAAAAATATTTCAGCATGATTTGTTTGTTGCAGCGTTACTTCACTACCTTTAATACTTAATAGTTTAGGTTTTGGATATAGTTTACTAGCATATAAATTTATTGGTTTTATAATACTGTCAGTATACTGATCTTTAATTCCTTCTTGATAAGAAAGCCATCTTGAAGTAACCCTAGATCTTTCATTTATATACAAGAAAGATTCAGATTTAGATTTATACCAGATGTTAAAATCTAAACTTAGTGGATCAAGTATTTCTTTACTCACTCTTCTTCTGACCAATCTTTATTTAATAATTCTTTTGGTATAACCTTGTACCCACTTCTATCAATACCAATTTCATATCCTTTTTCAGCCTCTATCCAACCCAACAAATTAACTGTTCTATATTCTGAGTCTGATAGTTCTGCACCCCAAATAATTAAACCACGATTAAGATCTTTTTCACGCACTGCTGGACCAGACTGTGTTCTTACTCTTCTTACTTCTATGTTTGTTCCTACGTCTGGCATATCTTTATACTTCTTATGCTTTCTACCGTCCCAAACTGAGGCATGCCAATACTGGTTTGTATATTTAGCAACTGCTAGTTCACAAATTGCTGATGCTGGTTGAGCGTTTCTATCTTCTTCCATACTAGATCTATTGTAGTATGAAGCATCTACCTTATTCCAATTTTCTGTATATCTTCGCATACCTACCATATAGGCGTGTTCATATTCCCATGGTTCTAATTCAATTATCAATTGCTTTCCTATTCTGTTAGTGTTGCGAGCCTCGACTCAGGATTGAACTGAGGACCTTCCGCTTACAAGGCGGACGCACTGCCACTGTGCTATCGAGGCGTGGGAGTAACAGGACTTGAACCTGTGATAGCCGAATTATGAGTTCGGTGCCTTAACCTACTTGGCTATACTCCCTTTGGCTGGCGTGGTAGGTCTCGATCCTACGACTTCGAAATTAACAGTTTCGCACTCTGCCAACTGAGTTACACGCCATTGTTTTTAATTACCTGGTTCTATTTTTATTACATCTCCAAAGTCTCCTGCTTCAACAACAGTTATCTTGACACCACCATAACTAACGCTGTCGCCTTTTATAAGTGCTCCCTTTTCAGAAATACTTTGTCCAGGACATTTCTTCTTTGGCGTAGTGGAAGGAACGTGAATAGTTTTTTCATTCCAGCCTTGACCATATCTTGAAGCAACGTAAACAAGTGCTCCTTGTTGACACTTTGGAATCTTGTAACTGTAACCGTAGGGCCTTACTGATTCAACGGCTATATAATCTGAACCTGAAAGTGGCACCATCAGTAATTTCTCATAACCACCTTTAATAGTTGATGGTTTTAGCCAATGAGTAGTCACTTTGTCTTTCGGGGCACATCTAACTTGATCTTCACTAATCATTTGTAGAATCCATTTGTGTAATGCCAACCAGTCGCTATCTTTCTCAAACATGATTGACCACTTCATTGATTCATTTGGTTGGCCAAATACCTGATTGAAAGTAGTAAACGTGCCAGAAGAATGTCCCCATTCGTGCATTTGACCTAATGCCCCTGAGCCATTAAATTTGTAATTTGCTACCCAGTTTCCATATTTCTTTTTATTTTGTTCACGACTTCCAACATCAAAATTGTATGGATGATCTGTTACATAAAGTCGTCTCACAAGTTTTTCTTGTGTCTGGATAGTGGAATCAAAAAGATTAAAATTCATTAAGTCTTTTCTTTTGGTGTTAGGAGGCCCTACAACCCACATATGGTTTGACTTAGAAAAATCGATAGCAGGATCTGCAACCGCAACAACATCTTGAACCAATCTCAAGTAATTTGGAATTGCTTCATCAGGGTGCGTATTCTGGCCAGAAGTAGATCCAGTTGAGAGCCAATGATCTCCAACATCATATGATTTTAAAGTATTTGGAATCATGAAATATTTATCTGGCACAATAATCTTGAAATTAAATGGAAGATCACTTTGCTTATTCATCACATCTTCCATTGCTTTAATCCAGTCTTTGTAGTCTTTTTGAGGATTGGATTTAACTTTGTAGTCAGGTGTTTGGAATGGAACAAATTGCAAAGTGTAATTAGGACCTAAAATTTCACCTCGTGCCTGTTTTCCTCTTTGCGAACCCCAATAATTAGCGATCATGCATTGATCAGCACCAAGTAATTCTGCTCTATCACTTTGAGCAGTTTTAGGAGTTTTAGAAGTTAATTTCCCACTGACATATCTATAAGGAATTGGACAGGCTGGATAGTTCCAGGTGAAGTCTTGATATTTCTTCCAAGCAGCAGGAACCTTTGGATCTTTTTCACATCTATCGCCCACACGAGCATCAGTTGGAATTTGAGTTAAGGCAGAAGTTGGAACTGAAATGCTAGATAACACTAAAGACAAAGCAATAATTATTTTTTTCATTTTATTATAACTCCATCTACTTATTCTGTAACTTTTACTATTTTATCAGTAACGATCAGACCTTTTTGCCATTGTGTTGCAACAGCAACATTTGCAGAAGATGTTGTTTGAGGAATTAAACCAAACAGCACTGAGCCATAATTAAACTTACCTGTTGGTAATACTCCAAAATAATCTGTATTTTGATCATGATTTCCTACTGGAAATGTAGAAACAGAAACTGTATCAGTGATACATGCTGGATATGCTACTGGTTTTCTGTTTGAATCATTACCTGTAGAAACAAATACTGGAATACCTTTATTTTTTAAACTGGCAACTGTTGCTCTAATTGCTGGATCAACAATTTTAACATTAACTAATCCAGTTGGAGAAAGTTTACAATCGCCTGGCTTTTTCATATTTCCACTTAATCCGTAAGAAAATGACACAGCAGATACATTTGATGAATTAGCATCTACCCATTTTAATGCTGCAAGAAAATCATTACCATTTAATATTCCAACTGCACCTTTGTTTGATACTGTTGCAGATCTAACTAATATAAGTGGAACATCTGGATTATTTCTACGAGCAACTTCAACCATAGCCATACCATGATTTACTGGATCAGAAACTCTTTTTGAAGGTTTTGGTGTATTTACACACTTATCTGTTGCAATACAAACAATAGTTGTGTTAGCAACTCTTGTATCAAAGTAACTATCAATAATTATAATTGGTTTAGTATTAACTGCTGGTGTTGGAGTTGGTGTAACAACTGGTGTTGGTGTAACAACTGGTGTTGGAACAACAACTGGTGTTGGACTCTCAACTATAGGTGTTGGAGTTGGTGTAACAACTGGTGTTGGAACAACAACTGGTGTTGGACTCTCAACTGCATTTGCTGGAACTGCTAGTACTGAAAATAAAACAGATAAAACAATAAACATTTTTTTCATTAAGATAACTCCATTAATCTAATTACATAACAACATGGGTCGCCGCCTTGGTCCCACTCTTCTTGCTCTTCTTCGCTCATGTATTGAAAACCACCATCATGAGTACTACAAAATGGCTCAGTTATCCAGCCTTTGTCAATGCCTTGTAACAGCCAAATCTCAAATTCTGTATTCATATATCTAGTATAGACCTAGATGCTTACCGTGTCAATAGGACCAGTGCAAGATGTTGAAAAATTAATAGCAGCACCTACTGCTTGAATAACTCTGTTTCTTCCATTCTTTTGTTTTTGAGTAGAGTAAAGTGATCCTAATGCAAACTCTGATGCTGAGCCCATTGCTAAATAATCTAAATCATATTCTGTTAGTGACATATCTAAAGCACTGTGTTCAAACATTCTACCTTTAACACAAATTATCATTCCAAAGTCTGAGTCTTTAGAAACGTCAACCCACCATTTGTCATAGAAATCTCTTAGTGATATTAAAAATTTTGTATACATAAACTTATCTATGTTACCTTCTGGTACAGGTGGTTTAAAGTTTAACCTTATTCTTTCACCATCCATGGTGCCAGCATATCCTATTAGATATTGACCAGTCTTCCAAACTTTAGGTGCTTTTAAAGTAAGCATGCTGTTTTCATCTGATGCACCTCTGTCACCAGCCATATAAATCTTATTTTCTTGTCTAACTACTGCAATGCAGGTCAAATGAAACCCTCTCTAGATATGGTTATTTCAAGTATACCATTACCCAGGGAGGGTGTCAAATACCTACTTAGATTTCTTGTCTACTGAGTTAAATGCACTATTGATTTCTTCGATGCTTAGTCTTCCATCATCGATAAATCCTCGTGCTAGTTTTTCAACTACTGTGGCAACTCCTAGAGTTCCTGCAAGAATTATTGCACTCACAGTATCGATACCGATAATTGCACCAGCACCAATAACCCCAAGTCCATTGGCTGCAAATACAGCGATTATTCTAAGTAGAATATTTTTAATACCGCTTATTGCTCCCATTGCCTTTTCGTCATCTAATTTTGTTTCTTTTGCCATGTTATTCCTCCCCTCTAACTCTTATTGTCACTAACCAGACAACAAGAACTATGATGATTGCATAACCAACAGTGATCTTTGCAGATCCTTCAAGCACTAGCCATGCTGCGAACATACCTAGTAATGTCCACAATTGATTTAATGTTTCTACAAATGCTTCTACTAGCCATGCCCATACAAACTTAACTGCTTTCCATACTTTTTGAAACATCCATACAATTAATTTCCAGGTACTAACAAATACCCATTTAATTGCATTGTATATACTTGTGATAATCCAGGTAACAAATTCAATACCTTCTTTGACTACCGCTACTACTGCTTTATATATACCTTTTATGATCTTCCAAACAAGATTAAGAACATAATTAACTACCGCCCAAACCTTGATCAGAATAAACTTAACTAGGTTTATAGGTAACATAACTACGAACTTAACTGCTTTGAAGATAAATTTAAAAGGTTTTAATATTGCTTTTATCATTTTATCCTCCTTGTATTTCTACGATTCTTAAGTTTAGGCTTACGCTTTACCTTAAGTTTTTTCTTTTTGCTGTCGCTGCCTTCGCCACCGCCGCCAGCGTCTCCCCCACCACTACTTCCACCAGATCCTGATGGACCAGATGTACTACCAGTTGGTGCACTTGAGGTTGGTGGTATTGCTGCCATTGCTGCACCTACTGCTTGAACAGCAATAACTGATGCAATAACTACATCTTCTGAGTCTTCTCTTTCTTCTTCTGTCATATCAGCACCCAATTGTCCAAGTGCTTCAAATGTTTGACTTGGGTCTGAAAATAACTCTCCTATTAAGGCTGTAGGGTCAGACAGTTGTTCAAAAATAACTGCAACACCTGCCTCTATCTCAACACCTTCACGGTATTCAATTATTTGATTCTCATCTAACTGTTCTAAAAGTTCTAACACCTGCTCATCGTTTAACTCTTCTAATAATTCAGTAATAGGCATTGCTTCATCAACTTCATAGTTATCCAACAATAAGTCTGTAATGTCTTGCAATTGTTCATCTGAAATTTCTTCTTCATTAACTATTAGTTCATCAATAGCATTGTTAATTTCTTCTTCTACTGGTATAATTTCTTCTATAGGAGTTGGTTCAAGTGAAGGTTCGATTACAGGTTCTGGTTGTAACTCTTCTATCACTATTGGTTCTGGTTCCTCTATCACTACTGGCTCTGGTTCGAATGTTGGCTGAGGGTTTGGGTCTGGTTGAACTGGATCAGGAGTTGGACTTGGAGTTGGATCAGGACTAGGTGTTTCTGTAGGCGTAGGAGTAGGGCTAGGGCTTTCTGTAGGTGTTTCTGTAGGTGTTGGTGTAGGACTTGGAGTTTCTGTAGGTGTTTCGGTAGGTGTTGGGGTAGGGCTTGGTGTAGCACCACCAGTTGACTCATAGATATATCTTGTATATTCATTTGAACTATTTAATCCAACTACAGTTCCTACTCTCCATCCACCACAAATCTGTCCATCTCCACAATGACCAGTATGCCAAGATAAACGAAGTGAGCCATCATCTAAATTTCCACCCCATGCAGCATAAGTATCTGCAGAAGTTTGTTGGATAGTACTATTTGGAGCAAACCCCATAGAGCCATAGCCTGTATTAAAATACCAATAGGAACCGTTTTCTAATAGAGTTTGATTAGACATGTTTGGTTGAATGGTAAATACCATTTCTCTTTTACCAGCAGCAAGAAGCATTAAGTTTGAGTTATTGGTTAATCCACCAGCATATAGAATATAGTCTTGATCACAAGCAGTGGTTATATTTGATAATAAATCAGTACCTCCATAAGTTCCAGACCAACACAGAGCCCATCCACCAGATTCAACTACAGATTTATCAACATTTTGTTGTGGTCCAGATGGGTAATAGGTTGGAGGATTAGCAATTGATTTAACTAATGGAATACAAGAAAGTAATAGTATGCAGGATACTATAAAGACAAAGAATGCTCTGCGAAGAGTCCTAAAGTTATTAATTTAATAACTACCTCCAATGTGAGATAGTACTATTATAACATTTTATTAGATTAGTTTAAACTGATCTAGGTATTCAAGTGCTTCTTTTGGTGGTTCTGGTCTAATCACATTGTTGTTAACAAACAGTTCTTTTGATCTATCTGATTTAGGTCTATCTGCAAAAGTATGAACTTCAACTTCTAAATCAATATCTTTTGGAGTGTTAGCAATTGAACCAAATACAGCACCACAAACTGCGTCCGCTAAGTCTTTAGACTTTTTACGAGGATGATCAACTCTATCATTCTTCATAATTTTTAACTCAGTTAACTCTTCAAACAATAATTCAATTGAAGGCATTACTAATCTTTCTTCATAAATAAGCATTGCCATATCTTCATAATGCTTTTTAGCAACTGAAACAGTATCCGTTCTCATTCCAACTGCCTTTAGTTCATTTTGAATATCAAATGATTGCCAACGATCAAATGTTACCAAACCTATATTAAAACCAGTTCTTCTTAAGTTTTGAATCCATTGCTTTACTTCTGATAGGTTTACTGGACCTTCTACTTTAGGTTCCCACCAAACCACTGCATCCACAACAACAATAGGAGCAACCTGTTCGTAATCTTTGATTACTTGAACGTTAACCCACTTTTCTACGTGAGCAATGGCTACAGCACACTTGTCATGCTTTTGTGCCAAGTCAGCGTGAACATAATAGGTCTTATCTGGATCAGGTTTAAAGGCTTCATCAAATCTTTTAAAATTATCTATAGGGTTTCTACCAGTCATACAGGCTCTAACTTTTTCTGCCTGCTTGAAAAACGCATCTGATGAATAGGTTGGAACGCATGCAAAACGCATCATTGCATCCCCAAGATCTGTATAGAAGGCTAACTTAAAGTCATCAATCTTTCTAGTTGGGTTAACTTCCCATGTTGGTCTTTTTAATGCAAATACTCCAGGATACTTATATGAAACAATTTCATCTTCTTCCCACGAAATCTCAAATGTGTTTCCTACTTCATCTTCTGGTAATGCTGGATTTAAAATAAACTTATGATTTTTTTCAATAACATCTTTTTCTAAAACAACATCATCATATCTTTGAGATATAAAATCTCCTACATACCTTGGAAAAGATAACAATACAACTTTCCCTAAATCTGGAAAACGAGAATCTACTGAGCCGCGAAATGCTTTATAAATATTTTCTGCAGTCTTACCTTGTTCATTTCCTGTGCCAACTTCAGAAACAAAACCAGAAATCTCATCAAGCACTGCAAGCAAAAGGTTTAAACCCTCATGTGATTCTCTTTCTGAATGTCCAGAATAAACTGTAATAGATTTATTAAACTCTACGCTATCTGCCTTTGCATAAAACTTTCCTATAAACCATGGAGACTTTTCAATCTTAGTTTTAAAACCTTTAAAGAAAACGTTCTTAGCCTGTTGTGCGTTAATAGCAACGTTAATTAAATCAATAGCATCTCCTGATGGTTTACCAAAATATTTAGCGGGATCTTTTAAACAAAGTAACTTATAAACAATATAAGAACAAGCAACTGTAGAAGTAAAATCCTTACCACTACCCTTACCTAACTGAAGAATGATTTCATTTTTAGTATACTTATTATAATATTCTGTACCTTCTTTTTCACCCAACAAATCTATCAAATCTTCTTTTCTATAAATTTGACTCATAGCCTCAACTATGTCATACTGAATTTTAGATAGTGCAGGTTGTCCCAAATAGTCTTCGTGCTCAATAAATGTTTTAGCGTCTACTGGAATTTCTTCAAATGGATTATCTTTTAATACTTCTAAAAAATCATCAAACATCATGGACAACTGTAACCACTTCGCTTTCCCTGGCAATGCTTGAAAGTCGTCTCATGATTTCATCACGAACTTGTGGATACTCAGAAGCAACATCTTTTAATATGTTCATAAGTACTTCTTGCTTTCTTTCTATTTGTACCATTTCTTCTGCTAGTTCTTTATTTTCTAAAAGCCCTGCTTTTTGCAACATATCAATTCTTCTAGATTCAATATCCAATACCAACTTAATTCCCTGACTTTTGGCATTTAGGTTAGCACTTGTTGTTGCATCCTCAATAACCTCATAAGCCTTTGTAATTAATTTGCTATAGTGAGTATCTGCAGCAACCAGTGCTTCTTTTGCTCTAGCACGAATTGCATCATTAGCGGAAGCCATAACCTTCCACTCATTAATTAAACTAACTACCTGTTGTCTTGGTATTGCAAGTTGTTTAGATATTCTTGTAGGATCATTTCCTTTAAGATATTCTTCAACAACTTTATTTACTTGATCTAAGTGTTGTACTAAATCTTGTTCAGTTGACACTATTTTTTTCCTTATACATCTTATATAACATATTTGCCCATACGTGATGAAATGCTGTGCCGTAATGTCTGCCATCTCTTGCAACCATTGTAAATGTATCATCCTTATGGTTATTGCTATATTCGAACACCTCTTGTTCTATTTTGTTCATCGTATTTGGATCAGTAGTAATATAGTAGTTGTCTAAATTACATAAACTTAAAAATGCATCTGTTCCTCTAACATAAGAAAATATAAATAACTGTATGTTGTGAGACTTACAATATATTTCTAAAAACATTAAATATTGATATAAATATATTGATAGAGTTGAAGTAAACATTGCTAAGGTTGAATTTTGTTTTACTAAAGAATGTCTATAGTTTTCGTTCAAAGAATAAAACAAATCTATTGGATCCATTGGTCTATCTAGTTCATCAGCATTATCTGAATTTAAAGCGTAGAATCTGTTTAAATCTGGCAAGTCTAAAAATATTACATCTGGATTACCATACTTATCTATGTATTTAAAAGTGCTTGCAACAATGTCAAAAACACCTTTTCCAGGAGTACCTATGTTGTAGTATCCAGAAACCTCTTCGTCTTTTCCAATTAATTTGTGCAATAAGTATGACCAAGTTTCTTTTGTATACAATCCTTGTCCGTAGGTTACTGAACAACCATTAAAAAATATGTGCTTGCCCTTATGTTCTTTTGTAAATTCATCTGATCTAAAGCCCTGCTTGTTTGGAACAAACTCATCTTCTGGAAAATCAACCCACAACTGAGTTGTATCTAATTTTTTAGAATCTTTATATAGTCCTTCTATTAAATTATTCCACCCAGTTAACTGTCTTGCAAATGGTAGTTCTACTTTTTCATTTTGTAATAAAGCCTTATAACTTTGTTTAGAAACTTTTGAAAACTGTTTGTTCAAAGTTTCATACATATTTATTCCATCTTGTCTATCTAAAGGATGGTATTCGGCTGCTGCTGGTGTACTAAAAGCAATTTCTTTCATGTCCTCATCTGTTCTTGTTTTATCTATGTCGTGACCTTCCATTTTACACATCTCCCTTTTTATAAACTTTTGAAACCTTAAGTAAAATTAAATATCCAATTAAATCATCTAAATCATTGTCCCCATAAAACTCAGAACCTCTTGATATCCTAGACAACTTGTCATCAATTCTTATTTTTATCTGCTCATCTGAACTTGCTTTAGAAAATACTCTAATTGGATCAAGTGCAGAATCACCATATGATTTGTTTTTTTCAATAAGCATGCTCTTTATATTATCGCAAATATTAGCAATTGTATCTTGAGTTAAGTTGTTCACCTTTTTGATTTCCTTAATCTAAACTTAGCCAAATAAACGTATACTGTTTCAACACTACATCCACACTCCTTGGCAATTTCTTCTGGTGATTTTCTATCCATAAGATATCTCTTACGCATAAAAACTTCGCTACTATACATTTTACCAGAAGCCATACTATTCATCATCCTCTGTATCAATAATATCATAGTTATAGGAGTTAGAGTCTTCTGTAGTCCATTTGCTGTACCCTTCGACATCCCAAGCATTTGTATTGATCAATCTATCAATTACTAATGATTTTTTAGTAACAAATGATGGCTCGTATAAACGAACCCTATTATTTGGCTGTATAGCAAAATTACCATCATCGCGTTGAATAACATGCCCACACTTATGCTGCCCTGGGTTTTCGGAGTATCCATCATCTAGTATATTGCTATCTGGACTGTGCCAGTCTAAAGTAAACAAGTACTTTCCAAATATATTTTGTTTAGTTCTGTCTAAATATGACATCTTCATATTACTTAAATTTTCAAACTTAGTTACTGATATATGTGAACTAAAAGAATTCCAAAGAACTAAATTATACAATGGTTGTTCTGGGGTATCTGGCTTAGTACAAAAAGCATTAATTGGCATTCTCCACCAAAGGCCACCATCCTCCATCAAGAAATGAAACAACGGACTTCTTGATTTTACACTTGACACACCAAAAATTACCACAGGAAAATATTGATCATGAGAGTCTTGTTGATCTCTTAAAAAATTACCTCTAACATAACATTCTATTGGTGGAATGTTTGCATTTAACTCTGGCATTATTCCTCAATCCTCATGGCCTTGTTCCAATTGTTAATAGCCCAATGACCTATAGCACAGGCATCAGCAACATCATTATCACTTATATTTTTATCATATATAGTATTGACAAACCTTATAGTTCTTTCTTTCCTTAAATTTCTTTCATATGTTTTGTACCAAGACTCTGACTTGCCAGGGTTTTGACTTGCAATTAATATTCTTTCTTCTTTTGATATCTTCTTATTACCTATAAAGTTTTGCCATGTGATTGGTGATACTGATCCTATTGTTGATACCCCGCAAACTTTTAAAGCACCTATAATGGCACCCTGTACAAGGGCTAGATCTGCAGCAGTTTTTGGACTATTCATAAATACTGTATGCTCTATAACCACAGCATCTATATCATAAAGATCAAATAATGCCTGAGTCTTTATGCAAGCATCCCCAACCTTTTCATATGTTGTATTACCAGTAAAATTAATCTTTCCAAAAAAACCAAGTTGTTTGTTATTATAAACAGAAAAAGCCAAACTATTTGTGCTTGCATCCATTGCACAAATATTATTAGGCATAATCTCTAGGCCCCACTTATTCTTTGTCATTAATAATAATCCTCATTTTCTTTAAAGCCTTAACAACTTCTACTGGATTAATTAAACAAAAAGTACATATTGGTTCATCATTATATATTGACAAATCATTGCCACAGTTTTTGCACTTTCTAGCCTTACCAATTCTTTTTTGTCTACGTGAAATAACATATCTTTCAGCAATTTTTTCTTTAGTTGCAGCCTCTCTGCATTCCTCAGAACAATATATCTGATATGTTACTTTTGCTTTAAATTTATTTTCACACCATTTACAGTTCTTCACCAAGGTTCTCCAAGGAATCTATTTTAATAGTTCCCGCCTCTGCTTCAGAACATGCTTTTTGAATTGGACATCTTGCACAAATTTTTGAGTTAGATCTATAATTCCTTTTAGGAATAGTTTGATCAACCCATGCTTTGCGAACTGTTCTCATCCAATCAAATGCCTGGTTAACCCACCTGCGGTAATGATCGTTTAGTTCAATAGGAAGTGTAAGCAATTCATGATTATTTTTATTTTCATAAATCAATACACCCTTATCTTTTTTAAATACTTTCATATAAATAAGAACTTGTTTTAAATGATCCATCTTTGGTTTTCTATGCATTTTTCTATATTCAAAACCTTCATTTGGCACAGTTTTAATTTCGCCAACAATGTCAGTTCCGTTGTAATGCAACATAGCGTCTGCAAATCCATTGATAGGAGGATCTTCAGATCTTACAGCCAACTCCATTGCTGGATGTATTTGTTTATTATACTTTCTTGGCTCTGGATCCATTTCTAAATCTTCAGCAAGAACACCAGATTTTAATAAAGCATCTTGAATTCTACCGTGACTTAGATTACCACCTGTTCTGTTAGCAACACCGTAAGCATCTGCGTTATCTTCCCACACAGTTCCTTCAAAGGCTAAATACCAAAATCTTGCACACTCACCATGGTTCCATACTAATGTTGATGGAGAAAAACTATATTTTTTTGCATACTTAGGTTTTAAGTTTGCAGTATATCCTTTTTCAATTGATTCAATTAGACCTTTAGTAAAGTCTACATCGCCATTATGTATTTCTTTTTTAATCATAACTTGCTGTAATAAATTTTTCATGTTTGTCCTTTTAATATAGTATAGCAGACTATCGCGTAATGTACTTAAGAGCAGAAACTAAATCATTAATTGACTCTGCAGCAGTATAATATATATTCTTTTTTGCTCTATCGTTTTTATCAACATTGGTCATCCAAGTTGCTTTAAAGGACATCTTTGCTGCAATTGCTTGCAGTCTAACAATTTCTATAGTTGCAACATTCATTGGTATATCTGGCTTAATAATAACCTTTGCAATAAATGTTAATGCTGTAGTTAATTCTTCATCTTGCATATACTCTGCTATTTCAGCAAGACCGTTAACCATCTCTAATGTTGTTTTACTGTTTTCAGTTTCCAAGACCAAATCCTCCGTTGTCATTATCTGCTATTCCTAGTTTGTTTCCTTCTTCGTGATACTGTGTCCAACTTTGTTGAAATCTTGGATGTTGATTTAACTCATCAATATATTTTTGTCTTAATTCAGGGTGGTGTTGATTATCTATTGGGTTTTCATCTCCTAAAAATCTATAATTATCTGGAGGACAATAATCAAAACTAACTATCTCAACATATTCTCCAGGCTTCCAGTGTCTCTTAGGTCTCCAATGAACTTGATTAACTGCACTAAACACCATAGCGTCACCGTTTTTAAGATCATAATGTTCACCATCAATAACTAGTTGCCAGTCATCAACGTTGCCACCAATTTGATAATTAAAAGTAACTAGGTTCTCATCAGCATCAATATGTGGCGGAAGCGATGGTGCATACTTTCCGTCTCCATACTGCATATCATATTTAATATAATTGTAGTGACATAGTTTTATTTCTTCTTTATATACTGGTTTTGCATACGAGTCCATAATATCTTCTATTTCTTTTGGACATTCAAATTCGATTAACTCTCTAGACATGATTGTAATTTTTTTAGGATAAAACCTATTCATGGCTGATATAGTTGCATCATCTGATTTAATTAAATCATCTACTACAATGTTTCTATTTTCTTCAATAGTGCTTCTTAACAAATCTGCTTGTTGTTGTGTAAAAGGTTTTTCAATATAAAATGGAAGTTTTTTATTATATTTATTAAAATCAGTTAAAAACTTGTGCATCTCTGTCATTAGTATGATCCCTCTGTTGGGTTTGAACTGATACCTGGTGTTTGCTCCCACACATTATATTGGTAATCTCTTTTACCAATAATCTCTTCTTTTTCTTCTGTGGATTTAAAATTATTAAATTTAGGAACAAAATGTAAAAATAAGGCCTCTAAAAATTCTTCATCTTTAAATTCTTTTTTAGGTCTCCAGTGAACTTGATGTGTTCCAGAAAATGTTAGTGCTTGGTTGTCATTAAGTTTAAATGTTTGTTCAGACTTCCAATTATCAACAACTATGTCCCAATCAACATTAGATTTTAATTGCACATCAACTGTAAATCTTCTGCCATCAAAAGCATCATCTATGTGTGGAAATAGTAATGGATTAAACCATAACTTTTTACAGTCAGATATTGTTTTTTGATATCTAGAAAAATTATATTCTGCAAGAACTAACCCTTCGCCAACAATATCTTCAGCAATTTTAGTAACTTTGTCTACAATGTCTTGTGGCAACTCAATGTGCCAACTTACATAACTTAGGTATTGTTGAAAGTCTGTACGATCAGTGTTTTGCACTATATCGTATATTCTTTTTATTTCACCTTCTGTAAAAAAGTTATCTACAACTTTATTTGGAGCATCCTTATAATTCATTTGTTTACTTTGCTTCTACTGGTACTGGTTGTCTTTCTATGCCAGTTTTTTCTCTAAACCTGTGAGACCAATATTCTAAAATTAACTTTTGATCTTTGCTCCAAGGTCTATGATCAGCATATTTAAAATGAACAAATAACATATCTACTTTATCTGTATCTGACAATGTTTTATTTTCTCTCCAATGTACTTGCTGAGTTCCAGCAAAAACTAAACCATCGTTATTTTCTAAATTAAAAGACTCACCTTCTACTACAACTGCCCAAGGTGTAGTAGCATTTAATTGTATGTCAAGGGTTATTCTTTGTCCATCTTTTTCATGAGTATCAAAATGTGGAAATAGTTTTGGTTCATAACCATACTCGCGAGAATATCTTGCAAAAGATAATTCACTTAAAATCATTTGTTCACCCAAAAGATTGCTTATCCAGGTAGTTAAATATTTTTGTAACTCTTCATTATAAAAATTCCAAGCCCTGTGTCCAACAAAATCTTGAGTAATAAAGTTATTCTTTACTCTTTCAACTTCCTGATAGATAATTTTATTATGTTCTTCAGTAATCATATTTTTGTAAACAAATACTTCAAAATCTCTATTTGGTACAATTCCTTTTTCTAACTCTTCATTATATATTGCTGGATCAAATGACATTATTGTTCTCCCTGAAAAAAATTATCACTAGCAGTTTGAATCCATTCGTCCTTACGTGCCCAGTTTCCTGCTGTTGGATCGATAGGTAATGGATCAAGATGAATACCAGTTTCTTCTTGATATTTTGTTTCCCAATAGTCCATTATTGCTTTTTGGTTTGGACTTTGAGGTTTATTGTTTTTATATTTAAAGTGACCAAATACTGCTGCCACAAAATCACCTTTTTTAAACTTTAAGTTATCTCTCCAATGTATTTGTTGAGTACCAGAAAAGACTAAACCCTTGTTGTTGCTGGTCTTGTATCTTTTATTTTCAACAAATAAATCCCAATCAACATTTGAATCAATCTGTACAGAAACAGTTAACCTTTGTCCTTCTGTTGAATGATTATCATAATGAGGATATAGTTTTGGTTCATAGCCAAAGTCTGGTGTATAAATGCATAATTCTAATTCTGTTAAAACAACTTCGTCTCCAAGTTTTTTACTAACTAGTTCTTCTAGTCTTTTAGAAATTTCTGGATATCCCATGCCCCATTTTCTTTGACCAGCATAACCAGTTGTAGTGTAATAGTGTTGAAATCTTTTATAATGATGCTTGATTGTAAACAAGTGATGTTCATCAAAAACATCTTCTATTTCTAATGCCTCAAAATCTTTATTGTCTACAAAACCTTTTTCTAACTCTTCTTTTGATAAAGTATTCACTTAATCCCTATCTGTTGGTTTTTGAAAGAAAAAGAATAGCATATTTACAAACTCATCTTTTTTAAAATTCTTTTGTGGTCTACCATGAAATTGTTTTAGTGGTCTAAGGATTACTCCTTGGTTATCGGCTAGTTCATAGTTTATGTTATCAATTGTGATTGGCCAAACTGTGTTTGAATGTAACTGATAGTCTAATAAAGTCGTGTCATTTTTTTGATCAAAGTGACCATTTAATTTTGGGCTTCCAGTGTTAGAGGAATATTCTGCATACACTGTGCTAATGTACTCACATGATCCATAGTTATCTTTCATAACCTTTTTTAACTTTTCAATAATATGTTCTGGAGTTGGAAGTATTTCTGCCATCAATCTTCCGTTTTCTCTATCTATCATTACAACATCATCTTGATTAATAAGTGATCCATTTTCGTCATGTACAATATCAACGTGTGGCCTGTTTGTCATTTCAGATTGAACCATAAGGTGCAACTCAATGCACTCTTCTTTAGTAAACAAATCATTCAATACTATATTTTCCATATTACTATTATACCCTATCTGTTAATTGTTCTAGTATATCCATTTCAATAATGGCTAGTCTTGTCTTGTTATTACCCTGTCCTAAAACCACAACTATTGCTGGATCCATGTTTTTCTTAAGAGCATCTGTTACAGCCTTAGCCCAAACCTCTTTGTTTAAAGTAAAAGACTTAGACACTTCCTTAAAATCAATTACAAAGTTATTCCAAGAAGCATCACCCTTTACGGTGTTTCTTCCTGAGTTCTTGTGCTGCGTAGCACCTATTCTTTTACTTTCGCTCTTCTCGCTCATAATCCTTCTTTCGTTTATGTACCAGCGTTACTTTACTTAAATGCTTTTCTTTGCACATCCACGTTAACTCTTTAGTCTCTGTGTAAGATCTTAAGGTTGCTACTATAGCCTTGCAGGTATGACAAACAAACTTGCCATTATAAAGAGTATAGTTAGACACTAAGTTTTTTCTTAATCATATCTTGAAGATCAAGGTCCTCTCTTACTCTATCAATGAATCCTTCTCTACC